GATAGTTGCTTGCGGCGAGTAGCGGCTGGCCTTGGGATCTCATACGAATCTTTGACTGGGAACCTGTCCGAAGTCAATTTCTCATCGGCTAGAATGGGCGCTCATGAAATGGGCAGGAACATTGACGCTTGGCAGTGGAATCTGTTTATTCCGCGATTCTGCGATGGCGTATTCCAATGGTTCAAAGACGCTTTGGCTATGCAGGGCATGGCTACGGATGGTATAACCGCAGAATGGACACCTCCTATTAGGACTGTAGTAGATCCTAGCAAGGAGAATAAGGCCATTCTGACAGCGGTTAGAGCAGGCTTTATGTCTTTGCCAGAAGCTATTCGCCAAATGGGTTATGACCCTGATACTGTGCTAGAAGAACAGCAAGAGTATTTTGCTAAACTAGATGCAGCCGGGGTATTAGTGGACAGTGATGTTAGAAATGATATAAACAATACCGGAGTTAGCAATGGATAAGAAAGTGCAAATTCCGATTATGTCTGTTAGGGCCGCAATGCAGCCGTCCAGTTTCAACGAGGCTGACAGTTCCGTTGAAATTGTATGGTCTACCGGATCACAAGTGCGACGGTATGACTGGATGGAAGGGCCGTATATCGAAGAACTTTCGATGAACCCCTCAGACGTAAATCTGGAACGCTTGAATCTTGGCGCACCATTACTTGCAAACCATCACGCAAGGATCGACTCCGTTGTTGGGGTGGTCGAGCGGGCATGGATTGAAAATGGCAAAGGCCATGCAAAAGTACGCTTTTCAGATAGGGAAGATGTTAAGCCTATTATTGGCGACGTGAAAAGTGGTATTCTTCGCAATATCTCAGTGGGCTATGAAGTTCATGAGTACGAAGTAACTAAACCGACTGACGGAACGCTGCCCACTTACCGGGCGGTTTCTTGGTCGCCGCTTGAAGTATCTTTGGTAGCAGTACCGGCAGATGCTCAGGCACAAGTTCGTAGTTCGGAAGAACTGCATCCTGTTTTAATAACATATAGGAATGAAGCTATGGCTGATCCAGAAAACCAAGTACCGGAAGAAGTTGAAGTTATTCCGGCTACTGAAACTGTTGTAGAAACGCCCAATGTCGAAGAAATTCGCAATGCGGTTATCAAGGCTGAACGCGCACGAATTGCGGGTATCCGTGAAACTGTTCGTATGGCTAAATTGGAAGATTCTGTAGCCGATAAGCTAATCGAGTCCGGTAAATCACTGGATGAAGCTAAGGCTGACGTATTAAGAGCATGGAGTACAAAAGTGGACGCTACTGCAACTACTTCGCATATCTCAATGGGCGAAACTGGCTCTGAAAAGGCGCTGCGTGGCGCTGAAGAAGCCCTTCTCGCTCGCGCTGGCATTATCAAACATGCCGACATCGCTGGAAATGAGTTCCGTGGGATGCGCCTGAGCGATATGGCTCGAATCTCTCTTGAACGAGCCGGTGAGAACACCCGTGGGATGAGTTATGACGGCATGGCTACTATCGCACTGCGTCAGGGCCAGACCACCTCTGACTTCCCGGTGTTGCTCGAAAACACCATGCACAAGATCATCCTGAACGCTTACGGTACTGCGCCCGACACTTGGCGTCAGATCTGTAGGGTTGGTTCAGTGAGTGATTTCCGCGCTTGGAAGCGTCTACGCACCGGCACTCTGGCTAACCTCTCGGCAGTCAGTGAGGCTGGCGAATTGACCAACATGCCGATCAGCGATGCGACGGCAGAAAGCGTACAGGCCAGCCGTTACGGAAACATTATTTCGATCACGCCCGAAGTGATTGTGAACGATGATTTCGATTGGATTGCATCTCAGAGTGCGGCTCTGGGACGTGCAGCGGCTCGCACCGTTGAGGCCGCCGTGTACACCAAGCTGCTTGCGAATCCGACTATGAGCGACGGTAACGCACTGCTTTCGGCTGCTCACGGCAACATCCAGACCTCCGGCGCTGCAATCAGCGTAGCCACCGTAGACGCTGGTCGGGTTGCAATGGCCCAGCAAATGGACATTAGCAGCAATGACTATCTGAATATCAGACCGTCTATCCTGCTCTGCCCTGTCTCTATGGGTGGCCTTGCCCGCGTGACCGCTGGCGCACAGTACGACCCGGATGCAGCCGCCCGTTTGCTGGTTCCCAACAAAGTCGCGGGTCTTATCAGCACTGTTGTTGACACCCCGCGTCTCACCACCGGCTGGTACTTGCTTGCAAGTCCGACCGATGCGCCTGTTCTGGAAGTTGTATTCCTTGACGGCAATGAGTCTCCGCGCATCATGCAGGAAGAATCTTTCCGCACGAAGGGTATCAACTGGTCTGTCGAACTGCCGTTCGGTGTTGGCGTAATCGACTACAAGGGTATCTACTGGAACGATGGAGCCTGATAGGTAGCCATCTTACGGGGCGTTAAGCATTAGCGCCCCAAACCCTAATCTAATTTGAGGATTGAAAAATGGCTAATAATTTTGTTGCAGAAGGTGATGTAATTACTTGGACTAACAGCACTGGCAGTGCTGTAGTGTCAGGTCAAGTAGTTAAAGTCGGTCAGACTCTCGGTATCGCCGCCGTCGCTATTGCTAACGGCGCTTCAGGTTCCGTGTATTTGGAAGGTGTTTTTACCGTACCCAAAGTAACTGCCGCTGTAATCGCGCAAGGCGACCCCGTAATCTGGGACGTATCGGTTGGCAAGTTCGACGTTAAGACTGCCACCCCAGCGACCGGCGACGTTTCCAACGCTGCTATCGCTTTCGAGGCTGCTGGTAGTTCGGCTACTACTATCAAGGTTCATTTGGATCACCGTATCGGTACGGTAGCGTAATAACATGAGCGTCTTTGATTCTGCCGTTATTGTAGCAACTGAAGTAGAGTTTTCGGTGTTTGCCGATGCTATAACAGTAAATGGGGTATCAGGCAGGGGAATAATAACGCCGAACACCGATTTGTCGTTGGGCGGCGGGGTTAATCTTTACAATGGCGCTCGGTTATGCGTTCTGAATGTTGAATTTCCGACAATAGCGGTTAATGCTAACGTCATTCATGGAAGTAATAGCTACATTATTGCTGAACTGGATGACGTTGACCCCTTCGGCTGGCGTCGGGCATTGATAGTCAGGAGTTGAGGATGCCAGACAAAGACCCGTTGGCGTATGACATTTTGACATGGGGCTGGGTTGTCTTTCTGGCTGTATGGGGTGGGATTGTTAACTTCTTGCGTAAAGTAAGGAACGGAGAAAGCAGAAAATTTAATTTTACCGAGTTGATCGGTGAAATATGCACTTCTGGTTTTGTCGGTGTAATGACATTCCTACTTTGTGAAGCGGCTGCAACCGATCAGCTATTAACGGCAGTTTTAGTTGGTATCAGTGGACACATGGGCGCAAAAGCCATTAGGTTTTTAGAAATGGTTTTTGAAAAAAGGATTGGGCAATGATAATCCATGAAGTTATAGCTAAATTGGAAACTATTCCGGCGCTAGTTGGAAAAGTCTATTTAGGTGTTCCCGCACAGATGGAGTCTTTGAGCCAAGCGCCCTATGTCTGGATCACTTCCATTGCCGAGGCTGGTGGTGGAAGCCCCATTGCAGGGCCGGTACGTCAAAGAATCGAATATCGGTTTGAACTGACTACTGGTGCAAGAAACGCCGATGACATGGAAACGATACGCTATGCCGTCATGGGAGCCATGCTGAATTTCCAGCCCAATGCAGGATGCGACCCTATCATTTTTAGGGCAGGAAGAATGGAATTTGGAGATCCGGGCTGGTTTTTGTGGCGCGATGAGTTCCGCACATCCTATTATGAAGATACACGTTGAGGTGAAAAATGGCTGATTTATTTGAAGGCATGGGCGGGAGTTACGCCCTAGACAAAGACGGGAACCGAGTCAGAGTTGAATATACTATCGACAAATTAGATGCGCCTGTTGCATCTGAAGAAGTAGTACCACCTCTGGTAGAAGTAGTAGCGCCTAAAATCGTTAATTCTAAAGAGGTATAACAAATGGCAACTAGACTTTATACCCGCAATGCCGTATTGCTGGCTAAAATTGAAACAACTGAAGGTACTGATCCTTCCCCTACTGGCGCAGCTAACGCTATTCTTTGTAGTGAACTTTCAGTATCCCCGCTGGAAGGCTCTACCGTTGATTTAGCATACATCCGACCCTACTTTGGCAAGTCACCTTCCCTACGGGTAGAGGACTTTGTAACCATTTCGCTGACTTGCGATCTGGCTGGTACTGCATCTGCTGGTACTGCTGCTCCTTGGGGGCCGCTGATTCGCGCTTGCGGTATGGCTGAAACACTGCTTGCTTCCGGCAACACTGGTACAGCCACAGCGTCAACCACTACGTCAATAACTTTGGCCGCTGGCGCGTCTGCCACCGATGGTGTCTATGTCGGTGCGTCAATTACGATGGCTGGGCAGACCCGTACCATCAGCGCGTACAACGGTACTACCAAAATAGCTACTGTCAGTAAGGCTTATGTTTCAGCACCGACGGCTGGCGCATATACTATCTCACTCAATGCGACGTACTCCCCAGTATCCACTGCGTTTGAGTCGATTACCCTGTACTTTAACCAGAATGGTGTAAGACACAAAGCGACTGGTTGCCGGGGCAATGTCTCTTTCGACCTTACCTCAAACCAGAGGCCCACCCTGAAGTTTACCTTTACTGGTAACTACAGCGCAGTGGCAGATGCGTCTGAAACTGGCGTCGTATTCTCAAACTGGCAAGTTCCGGTAGCCGTCAACTCCATCAATTCGTCTGCTCTGATTCAGGGCAAACAAGCCGATGGCAGCGCGACTGGTGTACAGCTTATGTCCTTCACTATGGACATGGGCAATGCAGTAACCCACCGGATGCTGGTTGGCAGTGAAAACGTCGTTCTGACTGACCGTCAGGCACAGGGCAGCGTGTCTATCGAAGCCACTACGGTCGCTTTCAATGACTGGTGGTCGCAGGTAAGGGCTTCTACCAAGTCGCCTTTCCTGATCGAGAATGGCACTGCGGCTGGCAACACCTGTGCAATCTTCTTGCCGAGCGCACAGTTGACCGACCCGAAGTACAGTGATTCCGATGGTATTGTTATGTTGGATCAATCCATCTTGGCATTGCCGGTACTCGGAAACGATGAAATCAGGCTTGTGGTGAAATAAAATGGGCGGCTTTGTCTTAGGACAAAAAA